ACTGTTAGATCTGTAGCCACAATCTCTTCTAGGTCTATCTGCATTAGCTCGTCAACAGATAATTCGTTTGGTATATTTTCTGCAGAAGAAATTGGTTCCTCTTCAGAAGTTTCTGTAGTAGTAGGGGGATCTGTTTCTTCTGTGCTAGGTAAAGGTTCTGGGGAAGGGGTAGGCTCCAGTGTCTCTTCTGGTGTTGGTGCAACAGTTTCTTCTGTTAGTTCTGGAGTTGGATCTACTATTGATGTAGGCTCTGGAGTTGGGTCAACACTTGGATCTGGAATAGGTGTTGGCTCAGCACTTGGCGTTGGTTCTGGAGTTGGTGTTGGCTCCATTGTTTGGGTTGGAATAGGTGTTGGCTCTGGAGTAACGCTTGGTGTTGGTTCTAGAGTTGGCTCTGGTGTTAAGCTTTCACTTGGTTCTGGAGTAGGGGTTAATGTTGGTTCTGGTGTGGGTTCCACAGGACATATTTGATTCCACAAAACTACAGACTCATCCCAACAAATAATATTAGGTGGGGTTGGAGGACACTGAGCGTTCCAGTTAACTGAGCTACCATCCCAGCACTCAATTGGTGGTGGCTGCTGTGGGCAGGTTTGGCTCCAAGCAATCCAAGTACCATCCCAACATTGTGTGTCAGGTGGAATTGGGGGACAAGTTTCGTTGTAAGCAACAGTTGATCCATCCCAGCATTGGCCAGGTGGTGGTTCTGCAGGACAGGTTCCAGACATTGGAATAATTGTTCCATCCCAACAAGTTTGCATTTCTACTGGAACTCCACCATTAATTGTAAAAGCTTCTGATATAGTAACAACATCTTGTCCAGGTGCAAACCTGATACCTCTTCTAAGATCTGCTGGAAGCCAACCAGTAGTTTCAATAATTCCAGACCAAGAGGGAAGTCTTGAGGTATCAACAGTTAGTTTGATGGTTGTAATGTTTCCAGTATTTTGGGGAAAAGGTCTTACCTTCCACTCTACACAAAATCCTGTATTTGTTGAACCATAGCTTAAGCTAGTACCCTCACCAAATGTTACCCAGTCATAGCCAGCCAAGGATATGGATGGGGTATTAGGGTATGAACTAAAATTAGCGTCAGGAGTACCAAAAGTAAGAGTTCCATTAGTAGTTACATAAGTAGTGTCGTATGTCACATCTCCAAGATTTAAAGGGTTTGTCAGATCCATTTGATGAGCAGTATCATCTTCTCCTGTCCAAGAGTAAGTATTGCAAGGCTGTTCAGCTATAACCGCATTGGTCGTAGGTGAAATAAATATTAAAGGAACAAGTGACAACATAAAAACTGTTGCTAAGCGTAATATTTTTTTAATTTTGGGGTCTCCTTGTTAGTTGGGATAAGACTAACAAGATAATTATATCATAGGATTATAATAAAAAAGAGACACCGAATAGATGTCTCTTTAATATTTTTTAAATAAATAAATTTATTTTTTTGCTCTTTTATCTGGAACTTTAATTTCACAGTAGTCTGTTGTACAATAACTTTCTCCAACGGCTTCTAAGTTTTCTACACCATCATAGATTGCAGAAAAATCAATCTTAGAAATGCGACCAATGTAGTAATCGTATTCTTCTTCTGTAATTTCTGTGTATGGTTGTTGAGGGTATACTTGATTTCCCATTGGAAGGAATGATACTGCCTTTAGCTTACCCTCGTACATATTAAGAACAGATGCTACGTGTTGCTTTTCTGATTCTTTATCAAATGATAAGGTAACTGAGACACCATTATCTGACCAATATTCTTGAGCTGTGGCTGCAAGGGACATCTTTTCAAATAGGGTAACCTGTTTTTCACTACGCTTCTGACCAGACTTAATTGGGAAGTATACTACTGTAGTGTTTGCTGACACTAGGTCGTCTTCACACTTATACCCTGCTGCTTTGAACAAGTGTAGCATTGGATCTGTGTTGCCAAAACGAATAGCACGTAGATAGAATGCTCCACCTGGTCCCCAGTGAACTCCAGGAGTTGCTCCAGAAAGCAATGACACTGAACCTGATGGCTTTACTGTGGTTACACGAATTGATTCACGAACACACAGCCATTCTGAGTACTTCTTGTCATAGAAACGAATCTTATTGTATCCTTCATCCATCCAATTACGAACAGTTGGCAAACCGTTCTCATCAGCAAATGATGCAATACCAGTAAGTGATGTTCCAATACGGCGATTACGTTGCATAATTCCATTAGTCTGCTGCCAGTGAGTTGGAAGCAAGGTTACAGTCTTTCCATATAAATATGCAAACTTTAGTGTACGCAAGAAATCTTCTTTTGAATCGTGACGATTTAGATGTACCTCAACTAATGTACAAAGTTCATATGACTCAAGTGGTTGTTCTGCACAAGGATTAAAGCCAACTACACGATAATCTGCACCATCAGGCTGGTCTGCTAAACGACCATAATTTCGAGCAACGTCTAGCCAAATAAATCCTGGCTCACCATTGTCTGCAATTCGATCTACATATTTTGAGTAATCCATACCAACGTTAGCTGAGATAGAGTTGTTACTCATCCAAGCCCAACCTGGATTTTCTGGGTCATAGCTGTTACGTTCTGGGAACGCTTCTACATTCTTTAAATTTAAGAAGGCATCATCATCTTCTAATCCTAATGCAAGGGTTGCGGAACGGCGAACGTTTCCAGAAACAACACAAGTACCAATTAAGTTTACGATATCTACAATTGCACGAGAGTCTAGTGTTTCTCCAGCACGACTTCCAATCACCTTACGGATTTGATTATGAAGTTGTTGTAGTGGTTCTGGACCTGATGCAGTTCCACCAAACCCCTTAATTGGTGATCCCAAAGGCCTAATTACAGAATAATCAAATTCTTGAACACTTTGATTTGATCTTAAGAATGAGTTAATCAGTAGTCTTGTTGACTCTACCCACCCCTCACGAGTATCTGGAATTTCATAAACAACCGCTGGTTCTGCTGGTTCAGAAATTGGAAGATTTTTATCTTGACCAAGAGTATCAAAGCCAACACCAATGCCAAGCATCAGGGCATCCATAACCCAAGCAAACAACGCACCTGGATCGTTCTTATCTATGTCTTTTGTAGAAACTGCTGCACAGTTTTGTAGAGCAGCAGAGTTACGCTTTTCCATTGTTAGAGCAGTTCCAAATGTCCACAGCCCACGTCCTGGAGGTGTCCACTTTAAATTAAACATACGGTCAAAAGCTTCTTTGGCTGAGGCCTGAGCTTTGTGATCATTCCAAGGAAGACGGTTATCTTTTGCATAGTTTTTCTGTACAGAATACATTCCCTCAATAACTCTACGGCAAACCTCATACCAGCGTTCTTTAGATCCATCATCTTTGATGCGTGAGTACGTTCTAGCAAAAGTAATTTCTCCAATGGAGTTTTCTCCTGCATCTTTAAAACCAAATGGTGCCTCTAAAGTAGAGTATTTTTCAACGAAATCTACTGGAAGCCTGAATGAGAAAAAATCTGACATTTATATACGACCTTTCAAAAAGTATAATAAGTGTAAATTATAGCACAGTGTTTATAAAAAAACAAAACGCTATCTATATTTGTAGTTTAGAGTTTTAAAAAATACAAAACTGTTACTGGTGTGACTAAAGTAAATTAAAGTCACTTAAATAATCACGAACATCATCAGGAATTTCTTTCCTAGTGTGATCATCTAGAATTCTTTGTTCTTCAATTTCTTTCTTAGATTGTGACCAAGTATGGACCTCAACCTCAAGATTTAGATCTTTTGGTGTGTGAGATATAGCACCAAATACAGCACCACAAACAGCATCAGCTAAGTCTTTAGAAAGTTTTCTAGGGTGGTCCACCTTATTACCCTTCATAATCTTAAGCTCTGTTAGTTCTTCAAACAACAAATCAATAGCAGGCATAATCAATCTTTCTTCGTAAACTAGCATAGCCATATCTTCATAATGTTTTTTGGCAACAGAAACTGTTTCAGTTCTAATACCAACCTGCTTTAGCTCATTCTGAATATCAAAAGATTGCCAACGGTCAAACGACACCATCCCAAGATTTAAACCCTGTCTGCGTAATCCCTGAATCCATTGCTTTACTTCTGATAGGTTTACTGGACCTTCTTTTTTAGGTTCCCACCAAACCACTGCATCTACAACTACAATTGGCATAACCTGTGCATAGTCTTTTACTACTTGAACATTTACCCACTTGTCAACGTGTGCAATTGCTACTGCACACTTGTCGTGTTTTTGTGCAAGGTCAGCGTGTACGTAATAAAATTTATCTGGATCTGGCTTGAAT